CCTTTATGGAGTACAATTAATATTGAAAAAAATGCTTTAAATTACACTACATATGACCGAACTAAATCGACCGATGCTGAATACTCGTCTTGTTCTGATGCTATCCATTATACGATCGAGGAGTTGAAAAACCGTCCCGGATGGGAAAATTTCAATGAAAATAGCGTAAGTGAAGAACTTTTCACAAGTGTTCATAAAGACGATAATGATAATATAGATAAACGAAGGAAATTGGACTTTTGTATGCATATGCGACGATATCAAGAGGAGGAGGCGATGAACAATGGCTTAAATTGTTTGAATATGAATTCTTTGATAAAATCCAATTATTTCATACCCGATCAATTTAATCTTCATATTATTTCGACCCCTTGTCGAAAAATCATCACAGCACATTTAGCTGAAAATGCGATTGGACAAGATTATACACCCATTGTATTAGCTATTTACGGAAATGAAGGTGATAAATATCATTTATCGTACGATAATGTTATAAGACAAGAAGTCTCCGAAATCATGGGACATGGAGAATTCAACACGAAATTGGACAACCTGCTTAATGATTTAAAATCAAATAATGTTAATATCGAGCGACCGTTTATTATCATTGGGAATTATACTCCTACGGGCGAATCATTATCCTTTGTTAATTATAAGTATGGTACGATACGTGGTAACATCCGTCTTATTTCAACTAACGCCGACGAAGACTATCAACAAGCATGTCGTGTTAATTATATGACCACCCTATTTGTTAAACATAACCCCCAATTTATTCCACCCGATAAATATCTTATTGGACCACAACAATTCATTGATAATGCATTATGGTATGAAAAATCAAATGATTTGAGAATAGATACACTTCTGTCTAATCGTGTTGAAAATTCTACAAACACACCTATTTTGAATAATATTCAATGTAATAATAATGAAAATCAGGACATTGTTGCGAGTCCTATTAAAGTAACTGTTGATTTAACTGATCCAAGAATACAGAGCATTATTGAAATATTGAAAAAAGACAAGAGAACGCTGGAAGATAAAGAAGTAATTATGAAAACATTAGACGAATGTTGTAATGATGACGAGACAGAGACCTCATTTGAAGATCCCAATGGAAAATTCAATTTTAACGATTTTACATTAATTGATTTGCGTTGTTATAAAAAAAGGGATGACCCAGTCCGCGGTCAATGGAAATTCCCGAATTACCATGCCCATCATACAACCCAAACATCATTCATGAATGATAAAAACAAACATTCAAAACACCAGTGTGAATTATTGAGTTGCATCGATTATTATATTATTCGCGATAAACAAACAAGCGAAATTATTGAAAAGAATCCAAAAACTATATGGTGGATTGGATACAAATATTAAACCCTTGGATAACTTCACATGTTCCATTTGAAATTACCAATGGTGAGATACCGGTAAGGAAATGAAAATATCATAATGTCTATGATTTAGACTATTTTTGCATTCATATGTTCGTATATTTATGTGATTACCATATAAATATAACTTGAAAAGCAATGGACGTTCCACTGACCAACCAACATATTCAATATAATCCAAATATAATCGATCCAATTGTTCCCACAAAAACCAACGAACCAAAACCAGACTCTCATATTGAAGACAATTATGAAATAAACGATATTAGATCATCAAGCGAGTTCCGAGGGTTTTCTTTTTCAAAATACAAAAAAACCGAGGTGAAAAAGGCATTTATTGAATCCATGAAAAAAGGCAAGATTGAACCAGCCTGTTATTGGTGTGCCGAATTAATATGTGCAGGACATCTTGGTGATGCATGGGAAACTATTTTACATTATACAACAAAGCATATTCATTTAGGCAATCCTAAAATCGCAATTTATTTAGAAATGAGATATAATGTGTTTCGCAATATAATGGGTCAAGGGCATTATGTAAGTGAATTGGATGTACGAAACGATATGAAAATACGTAAATTATTTGCTGAAATCATATGTACAATTTCTTCTTCTGTCAAAAAACCGAGTATTGAACCCGTCAAAATAAATCGAGAAGAAGAATTTGATGTGACTCAAATGTCCGAGAGGTTGAAAGCAGATTCAATGGAATATGCCCAGGTTGTTTTTAAACCTAAAGATCCAAAAGAATTATTCATAGCAGTCAATGAATTCGCATTCAATTTAAAGGCGAAAAACATGATAACTGCTTGTTATTGGTTAGAATGGGTAAGCGATTTCGAAGCGATTTGTAAAAAACGAAAGGAGCCCATTCATTGCGTACGTCGATCGCAACATCCAGTTGAAAATAAATTTCAATGTGATCTAATCTGGTTATTGTGGGACGCAATTTTATTACAATCTCAAAAACAAAATAGTGCTCTTTTGACCAAAACACACGATGCTTTATTGCGATTATTTTGCGTCAAATACACAACCGCTGCATGTAAAAAACGTCGATATCTACTTTACTATGCAATTAGTCTTTTAACTGAAAATGTATCTATGGATACAGCAATTCTCCCGAATAAAGAAACTTTACAAAATGTGTGTTCTCAAATCAATATGGTTTATAAACAAATCAAGAAGAATGAAGAAGCTCCTAAAACGGAATATTTATTCCAAGGAATCGATAAAAAGAAGGCGTTAGAAAAATCAATGAAACAAATGGAATTGCTTGGACAAATTGATCAGCGAACAATTTCAACAATAGATGATCGATGATCCTTAAATCTGTTCTCTTGATAAAAATATGTTTTCATCAAATTGAAAACAATTCAACCTAAAGTAAAATGTATATAATTTTACGATTATATACATATTTGAAATGGTTATACATTCATATGTTTAAAAATAAGAACCAAATGAACCACCCAATACCGTGTTTGCGGCTTGTGGCCCGCCCATTTGTAAGTCATTAATTGGGGTTGAGGTGTTTCCCCCCATTTGATTATAACTGTCGTTTGATGAGGGTTTCGATGTTACCATTGGTGGAGGAGGAAGGCTATCGGTATTATTCATTGCAGCCATATCATAATAATCGGCTTGGCTTACAACATGGTTATTCTGTTGCTTTTTACTGACCTTTACATTCTCTTGAGGACCATTCCATAATTCATATGCACGATCTGCTAAAATATTTACCTTGATGCCTAATTTAGTTTGAATACTTAAAATTACAATCAAAAATGTTAAAATAACATTTGTTAAAGTCAGATTATCGTATTTAAAACCACTATAAGTTGGGAAATAGGTAATGATACGATGTATCACGATAACACCGCAAAACATTATTATTAATTGCAAGAAGATCTCTACAGACAATTCGAGAGTAGAGTTCTCGCTATCTGCTTCCGGTATGAAACGTTGAACTAATTTATTTAGTACAACTACGGGAATAACGCCTAAAGTTGCGTATTGTACAACATTTAACACCTCAGCTTTTCCTTCTTCGGTCGTGGAAAATACATGTGAAAGAAATGACTTCTTATGAATTTCACGCGCGTCTTGTAAAATATCCATTTTTATTTAATTATATATAATTGTTCTTAGAAATTTATCAAGACAAGCACATAAAGACAATATTATTTGTTTTGTATATTGTCCTAAATGGTTTCTCATGAAGAACAACAGTATTTGAATTTAATTACCGACATTCTAAACAAAGGATCCGATGAAATTTCTCGTAACGGTAAAGTTCGGTCCTTATTTGGAACCTCTATGCGATTTTCATTGAAAGATGGTACTATTCCATTACTTACTACAAAACGTGTTGCATGGAAAACCTGTTTCGAAGAATTAGTCTGGTTTATTCGTGGTTCAACGAGTAACGAAGAATTACAAGCTAAAAACGTTCATATTTGGGACGATAATTCCACACGTGAATTTTTAGATAGTCGTGGTTTGCAGAATAATAATGTTGGCGATTTAGGTCCAGTTTATGGACATCAATGGAGACATTTCAATGCGCCTTATGTAAATTGCAATACCAATTATGATGGACAAGGTATTGATCAATTACAAAATATTATATCAGATTTGAGTGATCCTTCAAAACGAACATCGCGCCGTCTAGTGATGTCTGCATGGAATCCCCAACAACTAAATGAAATGGCTCTTCCACCATGTCATGTATTGATTCAATTTAATGTTCGTGAAGGTAAATATTTGTCTTGCGCTTTATACCAACGAAGTGGTGATGTTGGTTTAGGCGTTCCATTTAATATTGCATCATATTCCTTTTTAACACATATCATAGCGAAACATTGTGGTTTAGAAGCCGATGAATTTGTTTATTTTTTAGGTAATGCTCATATTTATGAAGATCATATTGAACCATTAAAGGAGCAAGTTACTAGAACACCATTACCATTTCCAAAGTTACAAATTACACACAAATATGATAGAATTGAAGATTATTGTATTCATGATATTACATGGATCGAAGATTATAAACATCACAAAACCATTAAAATGAATATGGTCGCTTAGACCATCTGATACCGCTATGGAATTTGCAATGACGCCGCTTCGCAAGAAATGTCCAGTGGTATAAATTTCCAACATTATAAACATTTATTTAGGCATTATTCGTTTATACGTAAATATGCTTTTTCATTTATAGTATATATCAAATGAGCAATTCCATTAGTGCAGCTAAACGAAGACGCGCGGGGAATCTTACAAATACACCAGTAATTCCAGGAAATTCAAACTCTACTGCACAAGTTGAACAAAATATATCTGATGTAAAAAAACCAATGACTATCCAACAAGTGATTAGTGTTTTAGACAAACGCTTGTTGTATTTAGAAACTTATATAAAAACTCAAATGAATAACGAACCGAATGTTGAAAAATCAAGTATTTCTAGTACGTCAGTAAATATGGATGAAATTACATCTATTGTGCAAAATGTGATCGGGGAACATTTTTCCGAATTTAATCATCGCTATGAAATGTTGGCTGAGGAAATTATAAATATGAAACAGATTGTGATGAAATTGCAATCATATACCATGGATGTGAATAAAACGTTACTCGAAGAACGCATTCAATTATTATCCGAGGTGTGTGTTGAAGAAAATGATTTGAAAGAAATATATGTTGATGATGCTGTAAATTTAGACGATAAGATTGAAACAATTGACGATGAACCAGCAACCGAATCCATTGAGGAGCAACCTGTTGTTGAGGAGCAACCTGTTATTGAGGAGCAACCTGTTGTTGAGGAGCAACCTGTTGTTGAGGAGCAACCTGTTGTTGAGGAGCAACCTGTTGTTGAGGAGCAACCTGTTATTGAGGAGCAACCTGTTGTTGATGAACCTGCAACTGAATCAGTAGAAATGAATTCTACAAACACCGAAAATACTACAGAAACCAAGAAGTCTCGTAAATCTCGTCAAAAAAAGGTTATTCAGGCAACCTGGTCTGATGAACCTAATGTAGAAAGTGTTGTATAAACTCTTATGTTACTTCAAATCTGCATAAAACTATATAAAATGATGCTATATACAAACTATAGCATCATGCAGTCTGACGATAAAATTGCAC